TTAGGCAACCCCCACCAATAGTTTGACCATGCGTTCACGATCCGCCGCACGGGTGTAGCGTTCCACCTCGGACAGGCTCATGTGGCCCGCCATCGCCGCAATCTGGTGCGTGGTGGCGTCATTCTCTGCCCAGTAAATGCAGAAGGCTTTGCGCAAACCATGCAGACGGGATTCTATTCCCGCCTCACGCGCTGCATCGCCAAATTCGTTGCCAAGGCTTGCTGCTTTGAAGGGTTTGCCTTGTTCTGTCAGAATGAAAGACGGCGCAATGTCGGGAGTGCGGTCAATCACAGCCCGCAATTCAGCGGTCAGCGGCACACGCGCTTTAACCTTGCTTTTTTGGCGCTCGTAAATCAGCAGATCGCCCTTAATATTCTTGCGGCCCAGCTTGGCAAGGTCAGACCGTGCCGCCCCCGTGTATAGGCCCAGATCAAAGATAAGACGTTCACGGGTGCCAATGGGCCACCGTTTTTGAAACGCTGCAATGTCCTCTGCATCAGCCACCGGAAAGCCTTGGATTTTTGGCTTGTCCAATTCGATCCCAACTAACGGGTTTTTGCGAATAAAGCCCAAGCGACGCAGGTGTTCAAAGACAGGCTTAAGCGCCTTGTATTCGTTCACCGCGCCATGCCCACCTTTTGCGTAAAGGGCGCGTTCAATGGCCTCACCAGTGATCGTTTTGACCGGACGGGCACCTTGGGCGTTGCGATAGCGTTTGAATATTGCAGAGCGAGCCTCACGGGTGCCATCCGCATACTTTGCCCACTTGTCGTTTCCTGAGGTGTAGAGGTCCAGCGCCCATGCGAACGTGCCAGCATCGGGCGTATCTGTGTTAGGCGGCATGTCCTGCCAACGTGCGTGTTCAGCCGCCCAAGCCGCCAATACCTTAGGGTCGGTTGGGTGCAAACCGTGGACGCCCAGAGAGCGTTCCACATCGCCACGACGGTAGGTATGGAACCAGCGGCCCCGGCGTTGCTTAGAGCGTAGGTAGGGCAGTTTCTTCATGCTGCATCACCAGAGAATGGTTTGCCTTCCCATTCGTCGCTTGCTGCGCCCTTTTCGGGGTATTCAAAGATCACGCCATTAGGCCCCACGCCCTTGATACGGACACCGGGGCAAAGATCGCGGGCAACCTGATAGGCTTCCTCAATCTGGCGCTTTGTGGGCATGGACGGGGACCGAGGGCTAGGCATTGTCTGCACCCTCCTTAGCCTCAAGGGCAGCGATATATTCTTCAATCTCGACGAGGCGTTTCGCCCGCTCAAGCGGGGGCAGATCACGATTCCAAGGGTGGTTTGGGTCCAAGGGGTTGCCGTCAAGATCACAACCGCGATAGCGTGGCAGGCGGTCCAAACCAGTCGCAACGCGGTTATCCGCCCAATAATCAGGGTAGCTGCGCAGAATATTCCATGTCAGTTCACCAGCCGCGTAAATACCAGCATCGCCGCCGCGCATGATATTGCCGGGCGTGAATTTACCCGGTTCGATAATCTTGGGGCTTGCTTTGCCATAAGAGCCATAAGCAACATACCAGTTCAGGTTTTCGGCAACGTCGATGTCGTGAAGGTCGTCGTTGTTTGCGACAAGTGTTTCCGCAACCTCGCCCACCGCCGCCGCAATCTCAGCAGCATATTCAAAGGTTTTCTTGTTGTTGTTGTTGCGGGTCAGATCATCAACACAACGAAACATTAGCGCCGATTTGACGCTATAGAGGTTCGGGGATGTTTTGCCCGTGCCACTCTTTTCAAACGGGATAAGGCCGTCGCGGGCTGAAATGTTGCTCAGTCGCTTGCGGCTTTCGCCCAGTGCTTTTTCATTCTCAATGCCGACAGCCCCCAGAAGGCAGGCGTCGTTTGCCGTCAAATGGAAGCGATTAAGTTCCTCAACGGAAAAGTCTGGGGTGTAGAGTGAAATGCGCATACCCCTTTCTAACGATAAGAAAGGGGTGGTGCAAGTTCTTTCTTTTGAATAGCAAGTGATGCCACTATGTCGCTTGCGCCGCTCCGACTTGCCTTGCCAACGTAGCAGTTAAACCCGCCATCCAATTAGGAGCGTCAGGGTTTGCCATTTGCCAGAAAGGCGGCAATTCAATCAAGGCCGTAAGGGCTTGCGCCTTGATTGCCAGACCCATCGGGGTTTGTTCCTCAAAGGTCAGAATGGCCCCTACCAATTCGCGCAAAGCGTCCCGTGCCGTTGTTTCAGACGCTTGTGCGTCCTCGATACCTGATAGGGCCGTGATGCGTTCCGCCTCTGACCAGTAGGCGCGGGCTGGCTCAATTCTTGCTTTGTCACGTTCCGCCCATAGAAGTTCGGATTTCATGCCGCGCTGAGACTTGAATTTTGATTTGCGGTCAGCCTCTTTTTTGTGGGCGTGGTAACTGGCCTCAAAACCCTCAGGCGTTCCGAGATTTTGCACCCGCATAATGCCACCTTTGCCCCAAGGGGTTTCAACGCCGCGCCCCAATAGATCAGCATGGCGCTTGCTACCGTTCCCATACCAGATGATTTCCGGGTCTGGGGTCGGCCATTGTGGTCCCCACGTCCGAGCAATCTGCTGCACGTTTTCAGCGGCGTCTTTGTATTTTTGCAATGTCGCGGGCAACCGATCTGAAAGCGCAATCAAGTCTGGGTTTTCAGGCGTTGTGCTGACCCCAGTTGCCTGCGCAACGGTCGCAGATGAAAGGGAAGCCGCCAACGCGGCAACAAATGAGCGTCTATTTAGGTTTGTCATATTGGTTCTCACTGGTTTGGCTTCTTAAGGCCATCGCCCGGTGCGTCCGGGTGCCGGGGTGTTAAGAACCTGCCAGTGAGACAAGCGTGACGTTTTTCCCGTGAAGGTATTGCATAGCGTCACCACCCCAACATAAGTTGGACGGGTGATGGACGCCGCCAAGCGTTCACATCGGTCTACCGCACCACGCGCCAACGTGGACAACCTTTGGTCGGTTCTATGCGGTATATCACTGGTCAGGGTTCTTAAGCCCACTGACATAATGCCCCTAAACCGTTGTCGGATCAAGAGTGCCCTTTGGGATGCCCTAAGACACCGCGACGGGTCGCATGGGGACAGACTTGCCGATTGTCTCAGCATCCGTTCCACCAAGCGCCCTATAGGCTTCCCGCGCATACATCATCATACCGTGGCGCAAAGAGTCGTCAGAGATACGGATTGACCGCCGATTGTCCTCAGTCTCAAGGTTTGGGGGCCATGCCACCAGCCCGCCGCCCTTGGTCCGCACCAGAGCGCAACCGCGCAATTCCAAGCCACGCGCCTGACAATCGAAGTATGCAAGGATAGTGGACCCGCCCCGGTTCGCCTTAGGTTTGGCAACGCGGGTCAGGCCAGTGATGTTTACTTGTTCGGTCATTACCTACTCCTTCAGGTCAACAAATTTCAAAGCGGTTGCCGGATCAACGCCCGCCTCTTTGGCTTGCGACAAGGCTTGAACGATACCAGCCGCCGCCCTTGCGCGTCCGCCAATATCAAACGCCTGTAGGGGCCGCATAACGTCCAGCGTGATCGCCGATCCCAGCTTGTCCGAGGCTTCCTCTGACATTTGTTCGGCTATCGGTTGCAAGGTCCATTGTGCAAGGTGGCGTTGCGCTTCCCGGACCATTGGTCCCGTTGTGGCTTTGTTGTTCAAACCGGGCAGGATGCCATAGGCCGCGTTAATTTGGTCGCGGGCTTGGTCCAGTGTCTTATCAAGCATGGCTTTAGAAAGGTCCGGGGTTAGATCGTTTGCCCGCCAATCTTGTGCCGGGGCCGGACCGCCCGCCGCTTGAACCTGCACCGATTCCCTGACCAAAACCTTGCCGCGTGATCCACGAAAACCCCGTGCAATGTCCGCAAGGTCGGTTTCCGGTGTCTCAGGCATAGGCACGATTGAGGAACCCAAAGGCGCGTCACCGTAAACCTCGACAAGCGCCCTTTCGATGATTTCGAGAAGGTCAGCGGATAGGCTGGACCGTCGCAAGGGGGCCGTCCCATACCAAGGCTGAATAGCATCGGCACCAATCCGAAAATGCAGAACCTCACCCGCAAGGGCCGTCATGGTTTTGCCGCCGCCCACTTCGGGCAAAGTCAGGCGATAGGCCGTTGGACGGGAAAGCCGGGTGGATAAGTCCCAATCGGAAACGGGAATAAGCGTGTCGTCAGTGATGTAGAAAAGGGCCTCACCACGCAGCGCCAACATGCGCCCCGCGATTGCCAGCGCCCGTTTGGTCAACAGGTCCGTGCCGTCCACGTCAGCAACAGACAGACCATTTTCCCAAAGCGTGACCGCCCCTTGAACCGTTGCCGTCAATTCGGCCCGTCCGTTGGTGCCAGTGATGTAGGCCGTTCGGGCTTGGATCATTTGCGCGGTATAGCCAGCGCCAGACGCCGCCCGCGTTTCAGTTTTACGTTTGAATGGCCACATTATTTTTGCCTCCGATATGGGCGCAGCAAATCAGCCGCCCCGCTGTTTTGAAGCGCACGGGCCGCGTGGGCCGCGTTGCGTTGATAGCTTTCTTGGATCGCACCGCCCATGTTGACGCTGTAGCTGGATACGCCCGCCCGGTCGGTGTCGTCGGCCATGTATTCGGCCAAGCGCCGGAACGCCTCAGAGACGGCCTTAGGCGGATCGCCAGCGCCCACTTGCGCCGTGACCTTAAACACGCCGTCAGAGGGCAGACAGAGGCCAACGGGGCCATCAGGTAGCGACGTGGACACCCAAGCGCCGCTTTCCCACTTCTCAGTTGAATGTGACGCGATGGGCGACAGCGGGGGCGTCCAGTTTTCGCCCTCGCCACCCTCGACAGTCCACACCAATTCGCGGGCCGTGTAGCGGGTCCGGGTGTAAGCCTCGATCCGTTCCCAGATCATTTCAGCATCAAGCGCCGCCGCCGGGGTGGAAAGCCCAGATGGGGTGGCCGGATAGCTTGCCGGGGTCGCTTCATTTTCTTGCAATAGGTCCGTCATGTCAGGCCCTCCAACGGTTTAAGGTGCGTTGAAAGCCAGTGCCCAGCTCATCGGGTTGCAGATCAGGCGTCCAGTTACGGGCTTCAATCTGCGCCGCCGGATAAGCGGGCTTTGTCACTGCGCTGATTTCGATCAGGTCAGCAGACCGCACAACGCGCATGATACCCTTGCCGGATCGCTTCACCCGGTCGCCGCCCTGGGGGACGCGAAAGCCGGGGGATATGCCACCCACCAAACCCGCCGCCAACGTGCCTAGAAAGTCCTGCACATAACCGACAGACCGCATTTCAGGCGCAAGCGTGGCCTCAAACGTCAAAGCGTCGTCGGTATCCTCAAGGGTCAGGGAACCCGCCCCACGGGATGCCAGAGGCTTGTTCATGTCGTGATGCACCAGCAAGTGAACGTCGCCGCCATCGGCAACAGACGCGCCAAACGCCCGCGCCTCGAAAACTTCCCTGCGCTTTTCCCGACCATCGCTTAGGACAGTCGGGATTGCATAGGGAAAGCGGCCCCTGAGGACGGTTGACCCGTCCGCAGAGGTGCGGACCTCAAGCCCGCCTTTAGAGCCGCCCCAGAGCATTATTGAACACCCGTCAGGATTTCGAGTTGCACACCACGCGCAACCGTCACGTCCATTGTGGTCAAGGCGGTCAGGACCAGTTGACCCGATTTCGCCTCTGTCACAACGTCGCGGATCACGTCCACCGCGCCCCACATACCGCAGAACACTGGGGCCACGCCGTTCGTGGTCGTGGTCAACAGCGCATTGGACGCCAATGGATCACCAGCCGGGGCCGCAATGCCATTAGTCGTCAGCACCGTCTTGCCCATCTTAGCAACCAAACGATCCCACTCAGAGATTGCCAGACCGCTAATCAGTTCGTCCATGTTGTCGAAAACCTCAGGACGCAGCAGCAGGTTGACCGCACCGGGGCCGCTTGCAGCATTGGCCGTCATAAAGCGCACCGCAGCAGCACGGAACGCCGCATAGGACGCCGCAGCATCAATCGCCGTTTCAGTGATGCCATAGGTGGACGCGCCGGGGAAAATGCCCAGAGGTTCGCCACCAGAGCCGGACCCGTTGAAAATGGCACGGTCAGTCTCTTGCAAGATTGCCGCCGACATATCGCGCCGCACCGCTTGCTCAAGGCCCGCACCAGCCTGTTTCAGCGCCTTACGGGTAATTTTCATTTGAACGCCCAGCGTGTTGTCAGGCTTCATAGGGCGGTCAACCGTGGTGTAAGCCTGAGGCCCCGGAACGTCGCCTGTTTCAGATCCCGCCCAGCCGGGTTGCGCCCCGCCAGTCGCAACAGGATATTCAATCTCGCCAACACCCACGTTAATCATCCGGCAACCCATTTGTGTTGCAGACGATCCCGCAAAAATGCGGTCAATCGTGGGCATGGTGCGGATAGGATCAGGCACACCGCCCGCCAGCGTTTCACCAGCGCGGGTTTCCAGCGCCTCAAGGGGAACGGGGATACCTTGGAAGCCGTGGGCGTTGCGCAATTCCTGCACCATTTCAGCCGTGGCACCGTCCAGCGTTGCGCCCGTGTCCAAGGCCAAAGCAACTTGGCGGACCTCAAATTTGGACGCCATTTCTTTCCACTCAGTATCAGAGCGGGTTTCGAGTTCGGCCCCGGCTTCTTTGCGTTCCTCGTCCTCAGAGATAAGGGCGGCGCGGTATTGGGATTCCTTGGCACGGTATTCCGTGTCCAGATCGCCCATTTTGCGCACCTCGTCCTCAGACGGGGTTTCGATGTTTGCCAGTTCGGCCAGCGATTGCCGGATTTCAGAACGGCGCAGCTCAAGTTTCTTAGATGTCAGCATGATGTATCTCCTATGCTCGACGGGTTACGCTGCATGTCGCGCAGCAGGTCGCGCCATTGTTGGCGCTTTGGGGTCAGGGGCTTGTGCCCCACCTCAATTCGGGTTTTGCGCGTGTGACAGGCACCGCACAAAATTTGTAAATTGCTAAGGGTGTAAGACAGTTCGGGGTGCGTCCTGACGGGCAGAACGTGGTCACACTCAAGGCGCTTGTGAGTGCCACACTGGACGCAGGCCCAGCCGTCGCGGTCCAAGGCTTGCATCCGCAGCGCCCGCCAACGGGGGCCCCGTGTCACCTTTGCAGAGTGCCGTTTGTATTCCTTGCGCTTGCTCATCGGCGCACCTGCATTTCCCAGAAAATGACCTCACCAGCCGGGGCCAGAGGTGAAACGCCGATTGTGCGGAATATTTCGCCGCCGATCCTTAGGCGGTCGGTTGTTTCTGGCGTAAGGTCAAAGCCTTCAACGGAAACCAAAACACGTTGATCGCCAACGGCAACCAAGCCACCAGCCCACACCTGCAATTCGATTGCATATGTCGCGGAAACCATTGTGACAGGGTGTTCCGTATCCGGGCCGGGGGTATATCCCCCAAAGTCGTCAACCGTGCCCTCACCGGGGCGCAGTAGCGTTGCCGCTTGCCCGTGTTGCTTAATCAGCCGGGATGCAATTTGCTTTAGCCCCATGCCAGTCTCCCCTTTGTTTGTGTGGGTGCGCGGCGCATACGGATGCCCTGCGCCACGGCCAAAACCGTTGCCGCAACCGGGTCGATCCGACCCGTTGAACGTCCAGCCGCCAATTTGTGATTGCCCGCCGGGTCTACCAGCGTGATTGCGTCGGAAAATGCAGACCGCAGCAGCAGCGACGGCATGGCCTTAACCTCGCCTTCAAACACGGCACGGCGCAGGCGTTCGCAGTCCTCAGACCCATCTTTCCAGCCAAAACCGCGCCAGATGAAAGGCACCCGTTCAAGGCCAGCGTCACGCAACGCCTCGACAAATTCAGCATGGCGGAACCTATCGCCCACGATTGCCGCAGGCGCTTGCCCGTCCAGCTTTTCCACAACGTCAGCCATGAAACGGGCGACAGGCACAGTAGCGTCACCCATTGTCACCAGTTCGCCCCGGTCGCGCATTTCGACATAACGCCCAGACACCCCGTCAGCCTGCCCACGATCCGCAAGGCCCGGATTGCATGGGAAAGCCCCAACACATTCCAAGCGACCCGTCTCAGGCCAATAGAGCGACGCCGCCGACATAGAACGCGACCCGCCAAGGTCGATGCCCAAAACAACGGGACCGTCACGCGGGGGCAGATCGTCAGGCGACACCTCACAGGCAAGCCATTCGTCCACCGTCAGCAGCACAGACCTATCGTCAGAGGCCACCCGTTCATTGCGGTTAAGGTTGCGGAAACTGGACAGCGCAGAGCCGCCCCGCGCAATCGCCCGCCGTGCCTGCGCAACCAACCACTCAGCAGAGGGGCCAATGCCCTCAGACGCGCCGGGATTTGCAATGAGAAGGGACGCCAGATCGTCAGGCGGCAGGCCTTGGTCCGGGCGGTGTTCTTGCACAAAGGTGCCGGGTGGCGGTTCATCCAACCAACGGGAAAAGGTGTTGGCGTCGTCAGGCGCAGAGGTTGAAATAATCAGGGCGCGGCCATCGCGCTTGCCCAGACCAGACAAGATTGCGTTTTCCAGCGCATCGCCTTTTTCGCGCTCCCATGCGGCCCGTTCGTCCAAAATTGCCAGTGTTGGGGCACCGCCTAGAATAGACTTGCCGTCAGCCGCGATAACACGTGCCAGACCGCCGCCATTCTCAGAGGTTTCAACTTCCAGCTTTGACCCGCGCCGGATCGTGAATTGTTCCTGTTCGTCCTCAGGCAAGCCCTCGATAAAGCCTAGAAGAAAACCAAAGGCCGTTTTGGCTTGGTCGCGGTTTCGTGCTGCAAAGATAATTTCGCGCTTAGGCTGGGGGGCAATTTCGCCCATCAAGTGACCCAAGGCCAAACCAGCAGACAGGGCCGTTTTTGCGTTCCCCCTGCCAATGCTCAGACAGCCCGCCTCGATCCCCTTTGCAAAGGCACCGCGCACAAAGTCCTTTTGATACGTCGCCAGCTTCACCCGCTTACCAGCAAGCCGCCCCTCAGG